AAATAGAAGTGTTTGCATTTGATGTTAAGTCAGATTCAAAGTTAATTTACCAACCTTATTTTTCTTTTCAATCTTTAGGTGTTACACTTAATCCTTCTGCAACAAGTGGTAGTGGTGCTACATTAACAACAAGTGCTGCTTATTGGGATACTACAGGAAGTCAATCAGGTGGTGATTATCCAAGTTCTTTGCACGTTGGTACTACTATTAGGTATCATGGAGCAGAAATAGAAATTACTTCTGTTCAATCTACTACACAAGCTACTGGCACTATACTTGATTCTTTAGAACAAACATTAGATGTAAATGCTTTTAGAACAACAGATGGTTCTGCTGAAATTATTGTTACTCACGTTAAGCATGGGTTAGCAGTTAATGATGTTCTTGTTGTTTCTAAAGCTGCTGCTGTTGGCAATATATCTTCTAGTAATCTTAATGGTTCAAGAACAGTTACTTCTATTGTTGATGATAATCATTATACTTTTGATGCAGGTGGTTCTGCAAATGCAAGTGTAGATGGTGGCGGTGCGCCAGTAATGACAACACACGCCGCTTCTCAAAACTGGTCAGAGCAATCATTCTCTGCATTAAGGGGATACCCTGCTGCTGTTGCTTTTCATGAAAACAGATTAATATTTGCAGGAACTATATCACAACCAGATTCTATATTTATGAGTAAGTCTGCTCAGTATTATAACTTTGACGTTGGTACAGCAGAAGATAATGATTCAATACAAATTACAGCAAGTATTGGTGAGATTAACCAAATTAGACATTTAGTATCTAATCGTGATTTACAAATATTTACCGCTACATCTGAAATGTATATACCTTCATTTCAAAATAAACCATTAACACCAACAACAATAACAGTAAAAAGGCAAACACCATTTGGTAGTGATTTTGTTAGGCCGCAAGTTATAGATGGTGCTACTGTGTTTGTGCAAAAAGGTGGTGCTATTGTTAGAGAATATTTATTTACTGATTCTGAATTAGCTTACTCAGCAGGATCAGTATCGGCACTCTCTGCACATCTTATTAAAGCACCAAAGGAAATGAATATACTTTATGGAGCAATAGATAGAACTGAAAGTTATATATTTGTTTTAAATAACGATGGCACTCTTGCAGTATTTAATTCTAACAGAAATGAAAAACGTGCAGGATGGACAGAGTTTACTTGCCAGGGAAGATTTTCTTCTACTGTAACTATAGATGATAGAGTGTTTGCTAATGTAATTATTAATACTGGTGCTGGTACACACCAAATATTTCTTTGTGAATTTCAAGCTGCACTTAATACTGATGTTGCTAAAGTTTATACTGGTAACGCAGGTGTCTTTGATGTGTCTGCTACATATGCAAATGGTGCAGTTGTTGATGTTGTAAACGGTACAAACTATCTTGGACAGTTTACTGTAGCTGGTGGGAATGTAGATGTTTCTGCTGTAGAAACTACTTCTGTAGCTGAGATAGGTTTAAAGTTTGATGTTAATTTAAAAACAAATCCATTAGATATTGTTTCACAAAGTGGACCAGTTACAGGTGAACCAAGAAGTTTAGCAAGTGTAGTTGTTGACTTAAACACTACTCTATCTGTAAGTGTAAACGGAACAAATCTTTTAATTAGACAGGTAACAGATGATTTTTCTTTGCAACAAGCACCAGTCACAGGGAAGAAAGAATTTAGGTTACTTGGTTATAATCGTGACCCACAAGTCACAATAAGTCAATCAGCACCATTACCAATGCAGGTTAATGGTCTTATAGCGGAGTTAGTATTCTAATGTGTTTTGGTCCAGAGTTACAATTAATTTCTGCTATTGGAGGCACTATGGTAAAAGCAGGAGCGCAAGCTCAAGCAGGTGCAGAGCGTCAAAAACAAGCAAATGAAAAAGCAAAACAGTTAGAAGAAGATGCTCAAATATCTGCCTTAGAATCTAAACAAAAATCAAGAGTTATGTTTGAACAATACCTTCAAGATAGCAATGCAAATCAAGCATTTTTTAGTTATTTAGGAATAGAAGGAAGCGAAAGTATTAAAGCTTTTGAAAAGAGACAAAAAGAATTAATTAATGAACAGGAATTAAGAAGAAGAACTCAAGATACTTTACAACAAGCTAAATTTAGATCCGAAGCAAATACATTAAGAGCAAGTGGCAGAGCCTCTTTAGCAGCAGGACATATAAATGCCGTTAGTACAATAGGAAGTGGTATAATGGGAATAGGAGAAAGCACTAATCTTTCTAGCACTCTAGCTGATATAGTAGTTGGTCCTTTTGATTTAGCAGGGAGCGCATAATGTCAGTTATTAAACAATCAGATAGACCTCAATTTTTTAATCAACGTATTGGAATTAATAGATTTGACACTAATAGTCAGGAACCTTGGGAAGCTATTAGTAATGCAGCAGGAAATGTTGCTTCAATAGCAATTAAAAAATTATACGATAATGCATTAGAATCTGGAGAGACTAAAGGACAAGCAGCAAATTTAATTATTACTGATGCAGGTGGTGCGCCTAAAGCTTTAACACCACCTAAAAATTTAAGTCCAACAGAACAAAAAGCTTATCAAAATATTGTAAATCAAAGATATTTATTTAATATAAATAATGCCTTAAAAAATAAATCATTAGAATTAAAAACAAAACATCCTTACGATGTTAATGCTTTTTCTAAAGCTTTTTCTACATTTGCAGATGGGCTTGCAAAATCATCTGGAGAAAAATGGGGAGGAAGAGTAAATGACATAGCTATTAATATGCTTGCAATGAATAAATTAGATATCGAATCTTCTACTTCTACAAAAATATTTGAAGAAACAAAAGAAAATTCAATTAATGATATTAAAGGATTAATTGGACAAGTTAGTGAATATGCAAAAATGGGACAAGCTCTTAGCGATCCAGATGATCCATTAAATGTTCCTATAGGAGTTGCTCATCTTGCTCAATTAAATGAATATTTAAAAACAATGGTAGAAGCAAATTTTATAACTACAAAAGAAGCGCAAGAATTTAAACAAGAAGCTATAACAAATATGGCTCTTGGTTCTGTTGATATTTTATTAAATAAAACACAAAACAAAATACAAAGAGATATTTTAGAAAGTTTTATTATAAGCGGAGATAGTTCTGGATTTAATTTATTACCAGATGGTATGGCAAATAATTTAATTGAATTAAAACAATATGTTAATTCTAATAAAGGTGGAAATTTAGGTGAAATATCTTCTAGAATAACAAAAGTAAGAAACCCATTAGATGATAAAGAAGCTTTTGTTTTAGCGGAAAATGAAAAAATAAGAAAATTTGAATTAAAAAAAGCAAACCAAAGATCAGAAATAAGAACAAATATAGCAAAAGCAGAAAGAGAATTAGCTATAGAACAAGAAAAAGTTAGATTAGAATCATATAAAATTAGTACAAAAGCACAACTTGATAGATTAAAACAGATTGAAAAAGATTATAATGCTGCGGAAAAAGAAGCAGCTGTAAAATATTATTTAAGAGGTGGATTAACATCAGGTATTGATCTTGAAGTTTTAACTTTGAAAAAAACATTACAAAATTTTGATGAGTTAGAATCATTTTATTATTTTGAATCAATGTCTAATGGTGTGACTAATATATTAAATAATCGTTTAGAAGAAATTGATAAATTTACAACTGAAAAAAAAGCTCTTACTTCAGACGAAAGAAAAGAAGCATATAAAAATGTTAAACAAACATTAGCAAAAAGCGTTTTAAATATTTTTGGCAATGGAATTTTATATGAACCTTCAAAATTAAATCAATTTAAAGATGTTTTAAATGGTATTGATTTGCCTAGAAATGAAAATGATTTTTATGCAATGCAAATAATTAACAAAATTTATAATAACATTGACTACGATATACAAAAATTTACTAAATCTTTCCAACCAAGTACAAGACAAACACAATTAGAAAAAGAAAGAACGATTACTAATTGGAATAATCTTATAGATTTAGCAGAAAATATAGATCCAACAAATTTAGATCAAATGGCAAAATTAAATGCTTTAATAAAAGATTTTGAAAAGCAACCTTCTTCATTATTTATTACCGCAGATATGAGAAAAAAAGCTAACGATTCATTAACGTTGCTTCGAGCTAAAGAAACGGCATCAAACAGTGTTATGGCGTTGTCATCTAATGATGTTAATAATTTAGAATTGCTTAATTTAAATCAAATGCCAAGAAATTTTGACGCAAACGATTTAACAAATAAAAATCTTCTTAAGGTTTCTGCTAAACTTAAAAATTCTGGTGCTGATATAACAAAAATAAATACTTATCTTTCTAATATAAAACAAGATAAAAAAACAAATGAAATTAATGAATTAGAAACAACAAAAAAAGTTGAAATAAATTCCGCTCTTGCAACAGGAGTTAAGAATGAAAATTATTCTGATGAAGATCATAGAAAAGGCGTAGACAATATAGTTATAGAAATTGGGAAAGACGAAATTTTTAAACAAATGAACGCAAGCCCAGAGTTAAATAATTTAATAAATACATTTGGTAGTAATATTATAATGGATACTTATAAAGATATTATATCTGGAAATACTCTTAATATATCAAATGATGTTATAACAGAAGCAATGACAAATTATGCTTCTAATTCAAAAATAAGAAGAGATGAAAAAACTCCATTAATTAATAATTATGTTACTCAAGGATATTTAACTCAATCTGAAGCAGATAAATTAGATTTAATGCTTTTATTAAAACAACAAAAAGGAATGGAAACAAGAAGTTATGCTGAGCTTTCTGTATTAATAGATAGCTCAACATCACAGGAAAATTTAACTATTGAATATAGTAACGATGGTTCTAGTCAAGATAGATTAAAAAAAGTAAATGCAAGACAATTACTTTTGCTTTCTATGGGTGCTAGCTCAAGGTCTTTAAGAAAAAAACCTCCAGCATTTGCTCAAGTAATAAATCCAAGCCAAGCTGAAAAAAATTATATTACAAAATACGAACCAATTATTAAAACTTATATGGCAGCAGGACTTGGTGCTGATGCTATTATAAATCATTTTAGTAAAAAATTTAAAGATGAATACGAAATGGAAAGCGAATTTGTTTTTGAAGATAATGGTATAAACAATTTTTCTAATATAAGAAAAAATCAAAAATTTAAAACACAATATCCTATTGGAAATTATTTTCAAACTGAAGATGAAACTAATTGGTATTTAGGCAAAATAGAAAATAATTTAAACACACAAGGTTTTACTTTGTATGCAGACAATACACAATATGAAAGAGTTGTTTTAAAACCTTATATAAAAACAGACAGTCCAATACAAATTTTTAATCCTTATAAATTGACAGATAATAATGTTTTAGAACCTGCTTATTATAATCTTCGTGTTAGTAGTCAACAAGATCCTGATGAAACAGAAGGATTAACAGATACAGAAATAATAATTCCTCATTTCCCAACAAATTTTAGAGAACTTTATGAATACAGAGCAGAACAAAAAGAAAAAATAAGAAATAAAATGTCAGAAGAAATTTTATCTGGCGTTGGTGAAAACCAAAAAATGAAATTTGGAATGCATTTATATAGAGGTTTTGTTTTTGGAACAACTGCTACAATACCAGGGAAAAAATAATTATGGAATTTGGTGAAAATGCATTAAAAAATAAAGTTTATCCACTTATTCATAATCAACCTAAAATTGGTGAAGCGTTAATTGCCAAACCTACATCTACTTGGTCAGAAACATTTCAAGGTTTAATGGGTGATAATTGGGGTTGGGTAGAACAAGAACAAGGAAGATTTTTTCCAGAACTTTATGATAATGAAATGCCTAGTAATTATAGTATATATGGCCCTGCTGAGCCAATTATACTTAATGTTGATCCAGAATTTAAAACACAATTAGCAGATGATTTTAAATCAGGTAAAATACCAGAAGAAGATTTAAGATATTATCCAGTAACAAAATATGCAACTGATCAAGAAGATTATAACCGTTTATTGCGGTTTCAAAAACAATTAACTTTAGATAAAGAATTAATAAATAATTCTGAATTTTATAAAATATTTTTAACAAGTACTTTATTGCCAGAAAATATGTTTTTATTGCCAATGGGTGGATATGCATCAAGTACTTTAGGTTATACTTTAAAAGGTTTTTCTACTGCTTTTCTAGGTATGTTAGCACTTGAATCTTCTTTAGAAGCTATAAGATGGCCTTATGATGCAGAGTCAAATTTTAAAGAATCTGCAATAAATGTTGGCATAACTTCTGCTGCGGCAGGTTTTTTAAACGCAGGTATTAAATTTGGAACAAGAACTTACTCAAATAAAGTTTTAAAAAATACTGTTAATAACATTAATGAAATGAACAAAGTTTTATTTGATAATGCACAACCAACTCCAGAAAAAATAGCAACTCAATTAACTTTTAATAGAAAAAAAACAATAGCTAAAGGTAAAGATTTTATTGAGAAAAAAATTCCAGAACGTAGCACGAAAATTTTTACTAATAACAATCCTATAAAAAAGTTTTTTCTGACTAGTTTACCATCTCCTTACAAAAGTTGGAACAACAATTTTAAAGGCCAAAAAACTTTTGATTATATGGCTATGCTTATAAATGATCATTCTATGATTACTGCAGGAAATATGGCAGGTTTTGCAACTCCTAACTCTGTTTATACATTATCAAAAATAAGAACAGGCTCAACTGTTTGGAAAATAAATAATGAATTAAATGATTTGTGGGCGTTAGAGTCTGGAAGAATGCCAAATACTGTAACTACTGCTGGAATTAATTTATCAAATATAGGAGCAGGAATAAGAAGTAGTAAAGCTGTTACTAAATGGAAAGGAGCCGATCAAAGTATAGGTACTGTTGATGATTGGTTAACAATGGTAAATTATAAAGCTATTAAAAATCCTAAACTTTTAAAAGGCCCAAATGAAAAACGTGCAGCTAAATTAATAAATGAATATTTTACAGAATGGGAACCATTATTAAGAGAACGTGGATTAATAGGTTCTGGAAAATATTGGAAAACAAAAGTTTTTAAATTAGAAAAACAATTAACAAATTTAGAAACAAGATACAAAACAACAATTAAACAATATCAATCTGGTAAATTACAATCTGACAAAAGAATAAAAATGTCAGAACAAGAATATATTAATTATGTAAATAAAGAAAAAAGAAGATTAGAAATTGAGTTAGAAGATGCTCGATTATTTTTTGAAGAAACTAAATTACAAAAAGTACAAGCTAAAAATGATCCACATTATTTTGCAAGGTATTGGAGTAATACAAAAATTATGCAAAATAGAGATGAGTTTGAAGGCATTTTAGTTAATTGGTATAGAAATCAAACGCCTAAAATTGACCCTAAAACAGGAAAACAAATATTTAGAACAGAAGATGATTTAAAATTAGAAGCAAAAAAAACAACAGATTTAATTTTAAATGAAGCAAACGATGGCGTTAACGTAAATGAATTACATATTGCAGGAAATGTGTCTAAACACTCTAAAGGAAGAGAGTTAACTATACCAAATCATTTAGTTGTAGATTTTATTGAAACAAATCCAATGGCTGTTATTCGTAGTTATGATCAAAGAATGACACCTAAATATGAATTTGATGTTATGTTTGGTGGAAAAACTATAGATGATCTTATTCACGAAATAGTAGAAGATGGTCTTGAAAATGGTATGAGTTTAACTTCTGCAAGAGCGCAAGCTAAAAATTTTAGACACAGTTACGATGTTTTGTTACGTCAAAATAACAGAAATCCTGCTAGATGGGATACAAAAGCTTTTAAAGTAGCAACAGATATAGCTGGTTTATGGTATTTGCCTAATGCAGCGTTAGGAACTATAAGTGAGCCAGCAATTATTGCAATGAATCATGGTTGGAGAAGTACTAGTAAAGCTTTGCTAGCAAATTTAAATTTAATGAACCCTGAAATAAGTGCAATAAAACAAAACATGCCTAAATGGACAGGCGAAGCTATGGAGTTAGCTTTTTTTGGAGCGCACCATAGATTTGATGGTAACTCTAATTTTGCCAGTCCAGTTAGAAGTGGTTGGGAGAACATTGTAAATTCTTTTTATGTTTTAAATGGATTAACACACGCAACTCATTTTCTTAAAAATTGGGAAGCTTTAACTAGAGCTCATTCTATAATTGATTATTCTAAAAAATGGTCAAAAGGCCAAGCTTCTGAATTTGAACAACTATTTTTATTAAGAGGTGGCATTGATGAGAACGCAGCAAAAATTATAGCTGCCGCACCTACTCAAAATACAAAAAAAGATGGGAGCGGATTGTATTTAGCGAACATAGATAAATGGCAAGGCAAAGTTAACGACGAAATTATAACAAGATTTCAAGCGCATATGAGTAATGGAATTTTAAATGCTATTATAATGGCTACTCCTGCTGATAGGCCAATTATAATGGATAATGTTTTGTATGTAAGAATGAGTTTAGCTAAATTTATTCCAGGATTAAAAGAAGATCCAAAATTTACAGGTTATGCAAGGGTAGAAAGTGCAGTATGGAGTAAACCATTACAATTTTATTCTTATCTTTTAGCTGCAACTACTAAAATAACTGGTGCTGTTGCTCAAGGCATGATTTCTAACAAACAGGGTGATTTTGTTTTTTTAGCTGCATTAGCTTTTGGTGCAGGAAACTTACAATATCAATTAAGAACCCCAAATTGGAGAGAGGAACAAGCTTCGTGGGCAGATGTTGTTGCTAGGTCTTTAGATTATTCTGGTATGCTATCTATTTATAGTGATGCTCTTTATCAAGGATTACATTTTGCTGGCGAAATGGGTTTTAATCCAACTTATGAAACTCCTTTAGGGGAAATTAATCCTAAATTTAACACAACAGATCCAGCTTTTGGTAAGGTATCTGCTGTTGCTGGACTGTTTGGTGCTGTTCCTTCTTTAATAGAAGAACAAGCAGAAATAGTAAGGTTAATTTACAATGGTCATTATGGGGAAGCTGGCGCGCAATTTTTAGGTCGAGCTCCATTTTTAAATCTATTTATGTTTAATAAATTTACTCAAACAATAGGAAAAGTTTTAAGGTAATTGTGCGTTGCACAGAAAAAGCTTGCGATATAAGGCAGAAAAAAGAGGTTAAATATGACTATTAGTTTATCAGACAATACACCGCGTATATCATATACGGTAAATGAGGGTGCAACTCAGACAGCATTTACTGTGCCATTTGAGTTTTTTGCTGAAGCTGATCTTAACTTCTATGTAGATGGTACTAAGAAAACTTTAACAACACACTACACAATATCAGGTGGTAATGGCTCTACTGGCACTATAAATACTACATCTGGTAATACTGTAACTGGTGCAAGTGGTGGAAGCACCGTTGTTATTACAAGAAGCATTGCTTTATCAAGAACAACAGACTTTCCAGTATCAGGTTCGTTTGCTATAGATACCCTTAATACTGAACTAGATAGATTTGTTGCTATTCAAGCTGACAATGACGATACAATTGATCGAGCATTACACTTAGCGGATTCTGATACAGCAGTAAGTATGGAATTACCTCTTGTTGCAGTAAGAAAAGGAACTGTTCTAGGTTTTAATGCAAGCACTGGTGCAGCAGAAGTTGGCCCTACTATAGCTAATGTTAACTCTCTCTCTGCAATTACAGCTAATATAAACACAACAGCAGGTATAGCGGCTAATGTTACAACTGTTGCTGGTATAGCTAGTAATGTAACAACGGTTGCAGGAGTCGCTAGTAATGTAACGACTGTTGCAGGTATTGCAAGTAATGTTACTGCGGTTGCGGCAGATGCTACTGACATTGGAGCGGTTGCTGGAAAAGCTACAGAGATAGGAAGACTCGGAACAAGTGAATCTGTTACTGCTCTTGGAGTTTTAGGAACAACTGCGGCGGTTGCTGATATGGCAATACTTGGAACGTCAGCAATTGTTGAAGATTTATCATTGTTAGGTACTGCGGCAGTTGTAGAAGATATGTCTCTCTTAGCAACAAGCGCAGTTATAGAAGACATGGGTTTATTGGCAACGTCGGCAGTCATTGAAGATATGGGTTTACTAGCCACATCTGCGGTAATTGAAGATATGGGATTACTTGCAACAAGTGCGGTCATTGAAGATATGGGCTTGCTTGCTACGAGTGCAGTTATCGAGGACATGGGTTTACTAGCAACGAGTGCAAATGTTACCGCAATGGGTAATTTAGGAACAAGCGCAAATGTTACTGCAATGGCGGCTCTAAGCGCATCGGCAGTTATTACAGACATGGCAATGTTGGCAACCTCAGATATTATTGCTGACATGGCGTTGCTTGCTAATGCAGATGTTATTTCTGATATGAATACTTTGGCAACAACGGATATTATTTCAGACATAAATACACTTGCAACATCCGCTATTGTAGAAGATTTAAATCTTTTAGCTACTAGTTCAGTTATTGCAGATATGGCTTCACTTGCTGGTTCTGGTGCTAATCCAAATATAACAAGTGTAACTGCCTCTGGCGCAGTGACTGCTGGGTCATTTGTTATTGGAAGTGCAAACATAAGTGAAGCGGAACTAGAAACAATTGATGGCATTACTGCTGGAACGGTAGCGGCAAGCAAGGCTGTAGTTGTTGACGCGAATAAGGATGCTAGTTCGTTTAGAAATTTAACCGCAACAACTGTAAATGCTACTACGGTTGATTTAGGAAATTGGACTATCACTGAAAATAGTGGGGTTTTATATTTTGCCACAAGTGGTACAAATAAAATGAAGCTTGACGCTTCTGGAAACTTAACAATCGTTGGCGATTTAAATGCAAATGGGAGTATGTAATTAAATGAGAGATGGGTGGCAGATGTGGCGTGGCGAAGATGGTTTTAATAAAGAACAAGTTGAAGCTGTTATTAACGCTGGCATAAAAAATCAACCCGACAAGGCAACTACATTTAACGCGCAAAATGATGCGCGCTCAAGTCGTGTTTCTTGGGTTAATAATGAAGCCTGGATAAGAACAGCTTTGTATGAGTATATAAAAATAGCTAATAGAAATGCTTTTAATGTGCGTGTCGAAAACTATGCTGACTTGCAATATACAGAATACCATGCCTCAGAAGAAGGTCATTATGATTGGCACACTGATGTATTCTGGGGTGAAACAAAACCATTTGATAGAAAACTAAGCATCACAGTGCAACTGTCTGACCCTTCTGATTATGAAGGTGGGGATTTTGAATTTTCAGAAGTGGAAACACCAGCAAATTCAAAGCAAAAAGGTACAGTATTAATATTTCCAAGTTATTTAAGTCATAGAGTTTTGCCTATTACGAGTGGTGTAAGGCGTTCTCTAGTAGCTTGGTTTGAAGGACCGAGATGGAATTAACGCTAATAGTTAGAAGTAAGGAGTAACGAAGATGGCGATTAAAGTTGGTGGTACAGAGGTTATTGATGGTAGTAGAAATATTACTACCGACATTGGCACTGTTGACGGTAGAGATATAGCAACTGACGGTACAAAACTAGATACTGTTGCTACAAATGCTGATGTAACTGCAACGGCTTTAACTGCAAATGCTACTATTACTTCTGTAGCTTCAAATGATTTAGTTCCTGTCTATGATACTTCTGCAAGTGCTTGGAAAAAAGCTACTGTAGCTAACGCAGGAACATCTGGCCCAACAGGTCCAACAGGTCCAGCAGGTCCAACTGGACCGACAGGTCCAGCAGGTAGCACTGGTCCAGCGGGTCCAACAGGTCCAGCAGGAGATGATGGAAGTGATGGGGGTACTGGGCCAACAGGTCCAGCTGGGCCAGCAGGCCCAACAGGTTCAGCAGGACCAACAGGTTCTACTGGGCCAACTGGTCCAACAGGTCCAGCAGGAAGTAATGGTTCTAATGGCTCAACAGGTCCAACAGGTCCGACTGGACCTAGCGGAGGAACTGGCCCTACAGGTCCAACTGGTTCTACTGGTCCAACAGGTCCATCTGGAACACCCTCAACCAGTGCTGGCACCGTTGGTTCTTATGCCGTAGCCTATATACGTCACGACTCCAGTTCTTACCCCGTAGGCCACGGTAGTACGTGTAGTGGTGCCGATATCTTTGCAAGTAGTACTGCTGGTGCAGGCGACTTCACTGCAACTTACAGCAACCCTGTTTGGACTTACAGTGGAACTAACTTTTCGGGTACTTGGAGAAACATGGGGTTTACATCATCAAGTGGCGGTGACGGAAGTAAGAAATCGCTTTGGTGTAGAATATCATAAAGGATTATAAAAAATGGCAATAGCAATATCAGAGTGTAGAAATGCAAAATACGTTAGAAGTGACAACTCACTTATAGACGTAGAAATAAATCATCCTGAGTTTGGTTGGATACCTTATACAATAAACGACGATGACACAGACACAACAATAAATAATGCAAGTTTAAAAACTTTAATAGGTAGCGACATAGCGGCCTTTACTGGTCAAACTGACAAAAATGCAATGATAAGTCTGAGGTCTATAAGAAATGGGCTATTAGAAGGAGAAGTAGACCCAATAGTTAGTAATCCTTTACGCTGGGATGCGTTATCAACTTCTAAACAAAATGAGTGGAAGGCTTACAGAACGGCTTTACTAGATATAACAGCTCAATCAGGCGCACCGCAAAGCGTTACCTGGCCGACAAAACCAAGTTAATGATAAAAACTTTTACATATATAGCTTGGGCATTCTTAGCATTATTATTTTTAATGGTGCTAGTTCCTATGGCTTACGCTGAAGGGTGTGACAGCACTACTAATGCTAATTGTATAGAGACTAATAGTAATACAACATCTTCTGTTAACTCTACTTTAAGTTCAGAAACTACAGTTAAGTCACCTCCACCCTCAGCAATGTCACCTACAATAAATAATTCTAACTCAGACTTATGCACAGTAGGTATGTCAGGTGCAGTTCAAACACAGATACTAGGTATTTCAATAGGTGCTACAACAAGAGATATGAACTGCGAAAGATTAAAGAACGCTAAAGTTCTCTATGATATGGGAATGAAAGTTGCAGCAGTTAGCGTACTTTGCATGGACAAGCGTGTGTTTGAAAGCATGATGAATGCTGGAACACCATGTCCATTTGATGGCCTTGTAGGTCAGCCAGCTAAAGACGCATGGAAAAATAACCCACACTTAGTTCCTGATGCTAAGACAGGAGCAAAGGAGGAATGGGATGATGATACCAAGAACACCGCAACAGGTGCTGGTGCTGTTATTGGTCTTTTCTTGGCCCTCTTGTTTATATTCTGATTACACATATGGCAGAACAAACAATGTAGCTAAGAATAAACACACTTGGAATATGACAGATGTGTTGCCACCCGAAGCAGGATTAGAAGTCCAAGGAATATTTCATAAGTATACAATAAATAAAAGTAGCAGTGCAGATTCTACAGTTTCTATTGTAAATAAGAACAGCACCGGAACTGGTAATATATATGAAAGACACGATAACTGGGATCAGTTACCAAGCAATACTAAGATAGGATTTGATGTTGTTAATCCTTCTCTTGGCACTAAGTGGGGAAAAGGAAGTATTACAGCTAGTAATGGTGCAACACTTAGCGATGTAATAGTAGCGTACAATTATAAATTTGATCCTTGTTATATTCCACTCTCTGATCCTAGCTGCCCTAACTTTAAAGATGCTTTGTATCAGTATCTTTTAGACAATGATCTGCTTAATAATGAGCCAGCAATAGATGATCCTTACTATGATGAATGGGTTCAGTATCAACTAGATCGTAAGACAGAAGAACAAGAAGAAGAGCAAGCCGCAAAAGAAAAGAAAGAAGAAGAAGAACAAGAAGAATTAAAAATGGAAAGAGCATTGTCTGTTGCAGGAGCGGCAGAACAAATAGCAAATCCAACACAACAACTAGCAATGATGCAGCAAATGGCTGCGGCTGGCACATTAGATGGTTATTATAGTGCAACTATAGAAGGTGGTAAGTATGAAGAAACAATTAAATTAGTAGATAGTACCATAAAAGATAACGGTAAAGCGTTAAGAAATTTAAAACAGGATAAGCTCCACAAAAAAATAGTTAGATCACAATATAAAGATTAGGAAATGACATGAAAAAAATAGTACCATTAATATTTTTATTATCAGCAACTCCTGCAATGGCAGTTGATTCTCCCATTACAGGTCAAGTACAACCCAAGTGTTCTGTATGGACAGAAACCTCTGGTGTTTATGGACACCCCCTCCCTTACAAGCTGTCCACAGTACCAGCAGATGGTGGCGTTCCAGCTTCAATTAGAATTGATGTAGCCCAGGCAGATTATTATAAGGCAAAGTTTACACACCCTAATAGCTTTTCATCTAGTCCAACACTTAATGATGCAGTAGCATGGACAGGTAGTACAGTTGTAGGACAAGTAAGCGTCACAGCTATGAGTGGATACGAAGCCGCTAAGGTTACTTACAATAATGTAACTGAGTTTAACTTAACATTAGCTGGTAGCACTTGGTTTACTGTAGCTTCTACTGCTCAGTATGGTAGCACTAAGTCCTTACCTGCTGGTAACTACACAGCATTAATTAAAGCAGAATGTATAGCAAAGTAATAATAGCTGTATGTTTGTGTAGTTCGTTACACGCACATGAGATGACACCAGCTTACCCAAAGCTGAAGTCGTCTTATGTAGAGGGTGTATCAGTAGCAAACTTAAAAATATTTAATCGCAGAAGTGATGTGTCCTGGTATGAGATAGGTGTCTTTACTGATAACTGGAAGCCAGTACCGTTTGCATCTACTGCTAATATAATAGAGGTAGGATATAATAAGAAAAAAATATTTGATGTATACATAAGGTCAAGAGACATAGCTAAAGCTGTTTACATTTGCACTGAATCAAAAGTATTTAAAGGTAAAGAGCAGGTTACATTGATAGCTTCACGCATATGTTCTAAGATAAAAAAATGAGAATAATATTATTAATAGTATTAGTATTATTTATCTCTGGTTGTACTGCAATAATAGCTTTGGCTGATTCTGCATCTAACTCTTTGAATCTTTCTTTACCTAACGCAAATCAAAACTTTCAAGCAGATAAGTTTAGAGCAGGGGAATTAGATTGTTCTAATGCTATAGGGTCAGCAACTAATTGGGAGTTTGGTGTTACAGGTATTATACAAGGAAAAGATAATAGCAAACAAACTGGTGACATAGGTGTATACAGTAGGATAACAATACCTCTTGGTGCTAGGGCTAGATCAAGAATAGATTGTAATAGATTGTATGAACTAGAATTACAGAAGAAAGAACTAGAAGTATTAAAGTTACAGAAAGAAATTAATCAACTAAGAAGTTTATCATTTGAAAACTAGGAGTGTGATATGGCTGAAGTAGAAATAGCAGGAGCAAAGATAAAAGGTGGCAAGTTAATGTTACTTGTACCAATTGTTTCGGCACTTGGCGGTGGATTGTGGGGTGGCTTTGAAATTTACAAAGACTACATGGACATGAAAGGCATTATACAAAATATAAATATTAGTGCTATTAAATCTCAGAACACACTAATCCAAACAAAACTAGATAGTGCGTTGGAGTACAGCAAAGACATTAAGAATAATCTGCGTGATGATATATTAAAGCTAGAAGGTTACATAGATAAGATAGATAACAAGGTAGAAAAATCTTCTGAAAAAATTAAAAACACACAAGCATCAATAGATTTAATGGTAGAAAATACACTAGCTGAGATGAACCAGTTAAATAAAGATGTTAATTCTTCTCTTCGAGAAATAGAATCTTTGAATAGAGAAACAGAAAAAGATGTGCGTGATACAATGAGAGATACAGAGGAGCGCATTGATTATAATTTAAAACAATTAGAAGATAGATTAATTGAAAGATTACAAGAAGCATTAGACAATCCATTAGTAGGAAATTGACATGACTTGTAAATGCGGAGATAAATGTATATGCAAAGAATCATGCGCTTGTATAGACAAGTGTATTTGTAAGGAAAGAAAGTGACACCAAAACAACAAGAGGCACTTGATGCTGTTGTTAAGTATGGTAGCCAAGTCAAAGCGGCTAAGGCTCTAGGGATTAGTCGCTCTGCTCTAAGGCATAGAATAAATTCAGCTAAGAAATATGAAGAAGTTGATGACGGTATAAAGTATGCCATGAATGAAACAGGTATGGCAAACATTAATGCTGTACATTCTGGTTGGATTAAGACTGATGATGTTAGTTTATATTTTAGAAACGAAACAGATAGCTTAAATACAAACGATATAGCGGAATCAATAAGAGATGTTATAAATGGAATCGTTCTGTGTGAGATTGTAAAGCCTCCTAAGGTGGTGGAAGATAACTTGCTTACCCTTTACCCTATCGCTGACGCACACATAGGCATGAGAGCGCACGCTAGCGAGACTGGTGAAGAATATAATTCTGACATTGCAGTAGAAAGAATTAGAACTGGGATGGCTAAGTGTGTTGCTAGTTCACCACAATCTAAATATGCATTGGTGTTAGATGTTGGTGATCTTACTCACGCTGATGATAACAATGCTCAGACTCCTAGAAGTAAACATCCACTCGATGTCTCTGAAAGATTTTTTTATTCTCTAAGGTGTGCAATAACTGCGTTGGCTTCGGCAATTGATTGTGCGTTGCAGAAACATGAGCAGGTAATATGCAGAGTACTGCGTGGTAATCACAACGAGACTTCTTATTTGGCTGTGATGTTTGCAATCGCGGAGCGGTACAAGAATAATATTAGAGTAACCGTTGAACAAACGTCTGCTGATTTCTTTGTGCATGAGTTTGGAAGTGTTATGATTGCCGCGCACCATGGAGATAAAGCTAAGGCAGATAGACTTGTTATGCATATGGCTGATGCCTGGCCTGATATATGGGGTAGAACTAAACATAGATTTTATTTTACTGGACACCTACACCACACAATGATGCGTGAGATAGGCGGTGTTCTTGTTGAACAGCTACGTGCAGTAACAGGTAAAGATTCCTATGCTTCTAGTCATGCATATAGCAGTCGATCACAGATGCAGGGGATTACATATCATAAAGAAGAAGGTGAAGTAAGCCGCGTAAAGGTTTGTTTATAATGTGGATTATGGCTATGATATATTGCGCTACCTTTTCTCAAGGTGATATGTGTAAGGGATGGGTTCCTCCTATTGCAGAAACAACACAAGAAAGATGTGAGAAAAATATTAAGAAAGCAGTCTATGCTATGGCTAATGCTATAGATGATAGAGGTGGTGAATTATTTTATATTGATTGCCAGTGTATCAACGTTAAACATCAATAGAATTTTTCCTTATTCTTTCTAGTTCATCATTCAACATAATAACTGTAGTGCATAAATCACCAACCTCTTGTGCTAACTGCACTAAGAACTTGTCACTTGTTATTACTCTATCATATGGATAGCCATTCTTAGGTACGTTAGCTTTATCCATACGCTTAAGAAACTTTACGATTGTTAATTCTGTCATCATTTTACTTCATATAAAACATATCTATTTTTATTTAAATTAGGTAATCTTTTAACTTTATTTTGCCTTGTTAGTTTATGTATAATATTTTTTGCACCTTGAATAGTTTGAAAGCCCATAAAATTTTGTAACTCAACTACTGTTAATGGCCCAAACTCTTCTATAATATCATAAGCTTCTTTTCTTCTACCTTCAAACCTTTTATTTTGTGCTTCATATACATTGAGCTGAGGTAGTTTAGGTTGCTGACCCATGGCAATAGCTGATGCTTTCATTAGCTTACCATAAAGTATCTCTTGTTCTTCTGTTATTTTAAACTTCTGTACTGTTGCTTTCATTTAATTTATCCTCCAATACAATGAGCAATGCTAGTAATTCATCACCTCTGTTTCTAACTCCTGCTCTGTTTTTTTCAAGAGCATCTACCTGTATAATACTAGCTACTCTTTTAAGTCTGTCAATTATCTGTTGTGTATTAGTCATCTGAATTTATCCGCAATAAAAAAGTCTAGGAAACTTTCAGTGATTGTAGGTTTTCGTTCAGCTTCTAAGGCTTGATCTATTTTATCTGTCACTTCTTCGTAATAATGATTTATATACATTTCATGAGGAGTAGGTTGCGGTTTTAGTTTATACAAAACATAACGCAATTGTCTGTCAGTTAGCTTTAATTTTTTAGCTATCTCTTTGTTAGGTACTTCAGTTTCAAATGCTAGCTTGTGTGCTTTTGTTACTAAAGAGTTTGGATATTTTTCTTTCTTCATTGGTTCCTACTATACGGAGCGGCTTGCCCTTTGGGTGGGCCACCGCTCCTGTTATGTGGGTATATAAGTACATACTTAAAAACCCACGACAAATTAAAATGGTATTTCATCTCCTAAATCATCTGATAAAGATTGGTTAACATCAGGTGTCTGATTCATCTTCTCTGAAATTTTCATAGAGATATAAGAGTTACCATCTTTCTCACGTTTCCAACCTGCTAAGTTCATATCTTTATTGGTAGCATAGTCATCAAGAGAGCCACTGTAATTAGGTGCTTTTTCATTCATGCTATCATTTTCAAACATAACACCTAGCTTTTGATAGGCTTTGATAATTCTTTTACCTGACTTGGTTGTGTCAGTAATAAGAACTACATCTCGTTCATTACCTTCAAGGTTTACTTTACCTTGCAGTATTAACTTCATGTTATCAAAAGGTTTGAAGGCTGCACCTGTGTTGGTATTATCGTAGTCACTCATATTAGAAATCCCCTTTGGATTGTGTTGATTTATTTTTAGACGAGGCAACTGCCGCATTACCATCATCATCTTCTGGTGCTATTCCTGCCATACCTAGCAAACCATAGCGTCGAGCGTAGGTAGTAGCTGAACCATACCCTTGCATATCTTGCTTACCTAATCGTAGGTAAACTTTAGATTTAAATGAGAAGCCAGAGTTATGCATAAGTATTGTTTCTACATAATCACCTAATTCATCTGCTCCATTAGGTTGTGTAACTGCAAACCCATTGGCTAAGAATGCTGGCATTGCTGCTTCTACAACAGACTTTAAATCTGCGTAGCTACTTCTGAAGTGTGGGTTGGTGGCGTTCTTCAACGCCTTACCCATTTCTTGTTGTGCTTTGTTTAAAGCTTTGATTGCTTGTACTTTATTATCGCTCATGATTTTTCCTCCTTTACATGAACTGTTAATGCGCCACGTTTGTTGCGCCTGATTGTTAGCTGATCGCAGTATACTTCCCTTTCGTTATGACCAACCATTTGTTTTAAACTTTTCTTTGCACCCTCAAATATTTTAGCACTCCCTTGGTGCTCGATATAATCATGTGCTACTGACACAAACTCATTGTCTAAGTTAGCGTCACGTTTTACCATGTTGTCTATTGGTATGCTATCGTGTTTTAATATTACATCTGTTGTATGCGGTGGCTCTGTATCGCTTTTAACATAACTCCAGAACTCTTTAATAACTTCAAGCAATTTTACTATGTAACTAGGATTCTTCTCAATATACACACACTCCCATTTACTATTGCCAAAGAATACAGATAGATAACAACCACTTGCTCTTTCAAGATACATATATAGCTGCACTTGCGGCATATAATATGAGATAACTTTTTCCATATTATTAAATGCGTTAGTGTGTTTGCATTCTATAATATCATTAGTGCGTATTACTGTGCCATCGAGTGTACCTTTAATTGGTGGCATAGTATCTGTACCACCCATAAGTATTTCATACTGGCGATTGATAACATCTTTATTATACTCTTGCTCGAACCAACTAATGTTAAAGTCCTCAGTTAGTATACCCATTTGTACTGCTAAGTTTTTACTAAGATCAGGTGGCTCTTTTCTACCTGTCTTAATTTCCCATAGTTCTATCCAATCACCATTCATAATTGTGACGGCATCAGATCCTCCAATAAATCCTTTTCTCTCCATTACTTCCTCCATTTTGTACAAAGATTATAATATATTTTACAATATACTTCAAGGCTTTTTTGCTACACGTTGAAATGTAGCCATTACTTCTGCTGATATTTTTCTGCGTTGTTCTACACTGAGTCGTTCCTCCTGTGGTTGTGGTTGTGGTGGTTGTGGTGCTTGTCTTGGCTTGTGTTTGATTATGTATTTTCTAATCATGCCCTCGTTGGGTGTGATATTTGGACTGTCTCTTACATGAGCCGCCATTGCGTCAGTAATCTCTTGCTTAGTATATATCTGCAATGCATCAGCCCAGGATATCATGTATGCTTTGTATATTTCTGGGTCTAATCTAGGTGCATAGAACTTAGCACGTAGTGCAGCTACTTGTATTACAATCCACTCTCTGTGTTTCTTAATGTCTTCCAATCATTCCTCCTATGGTGACATGGTGTCACTCTAACCATTAACTATATTATAATAATCTATACTTGGTTCGGGTGACATGGTGTCACAATGTATAGTATAAACGTTGGGCTTATTCCACCCTGCTCGATAGACAGATATTAATTTGTCTGCCTCTAATTGTTTTATTATTCTCATGATCTGACGTTCTGATAAAAGAGTATCGCCAGATAATGTTTCAATACTAGGCCAACACATACATTTTTTGTTAGCATACCTAGCTAGCGCAAGAAGAATTAGTTTACTACTAGGATTTTTTAGTTGCGTCGCCCATATATTTTCTGCTAATTTTGTGGTGAACATATTTCCTCCCTGTTCGTATGTTCATAGTGTCCTAGCTAGGTTCCTCCATGCCTAGTTAGGATGCTAATTTATAAAATGTTATTAACTTATTATTATCTGGCGATACATAATCAGTATATGTTTCTATATTTAAACCTATTTGTTTAAGATCATAAACTCTAGCTGCTAATCTAAAGCAACCATAATCTATTAATGCATCTAATGCTGATATTGATTTACCACTTTCAAGATGTTTGCGTATTTTTTTTGTCTGTGATTGTGACATTACTGTCCTCCATGAGTTGTTTGAATTGATCACCACTAAGGATGACTAGGGTTTGAGGAGTACCTGTTCTCCTCTTATAAAAGGCTATGTCTCTGCCTTCTAATACTTTGAATGGGCTAGGGAAGTTAGACTTATCCCTATACTTTACTTCACCCACCAGTTTTCTTCCTCCGATTTCAAGGTGGATGTCTCCTGAGTATTCTCCTCCGAGCGCACCACTGAGCGGTACTCTCTTGGCTTGGATGCCGATTGCTTGGAGCCATTTGACGAACCAGTTTTCGTGGTAAGTTCCTTTAAGTTTATTTTTGTTTGCCATGTATCCCTCTGATAGCAGTCTAAACATATGATATAATGTTTCACTGGTTCTATACTAGCTAGTATAGCTACAAATAAATCAGTTACAATATCACACGCTTCACAAGTAGCGGATTCTTGCCTAAGTTTTTTTGAAGTTGATCGTGATCTCGCAGCCAAGCGCGTCTAACCAACAAGTAAACAAGAACCCAGAAGGTACTCGTTTATGTTGTTCCCATTTATGAATGAGTGATGAAGCGCATCCAATCCTATCTGCAAGTTCTTCTTGAGATATTCCGAGTTTGTTCCTGTGAAATACCATTGCATCAATAAGCTTGGTGTAAGACCCAGTAACATAAGTACTCTCCTTATAGTTTGGAAACCTCTTTATCTTTTATCTCACTTGCTAATGCTAGATAACCTATTGCATCTACGATAGAATCTTCTTTGTACCCACCACTAGATATCCTAGCTAGTTTCATTTGCGCTAACATAACAGGTACTTGCCATGTTTGTACAGTGTGTCCTAGTAATTCTGACCAAGCCCTTGAAATCATTAGCATATTTGTATGCGGATCACCGTATTGCTTGTTCCTATCCTGGCTAATTAATTTATTAGCTTCATGTAATACCTTATCTGCGCGTGACATAAAGATTGGTTCTGGATTCATACTGGATGTCCTTCTATGTTGTTGTGTCTTTCCCATCGTTCTTGACATAACACTAGAAAATCTTCTTGTGTGTAGTAGTCAGGATCTATGTTAAATTTATAGAACTCTTCAACGTGTTCTGCAATATCTGTTATGTAAAGAGTTGGTACAATCTTAGTTAGATATAAATCTAATGCTTCTGTTGGTATACTAGTTACTTTTTTCATAATTTCTCCATGTATCTGAGCGCATTGCTTGCGCTATTTGTGCTGAACGATTGCGTCTACTATTCTCTGGCATAGCGCAGTCATCTGTATGTGTAGCCCAATGTGTCATAGTATTATACAAAGCCCATAAAGTTCCACCTAATTCATGCATTTGATGAGTTTGAATACGCATTAAATTTTCTAGTTGTTTTTTATTAAAGTCATTATGATCTTTATATTTGCGATAGGATTTAACAAGATGTTTCTTAAAGAAACTTTCTGCTTGTCCAGGCATAATTGGTATAGAACAATATGATTGCCATTTATCTTTGTTATTAAAGAAGTTTTCTAAGCCTTGTTTAAATAGGTAAGCACCAGAATCTAATCCTATTGCACCATTCTTAGTATGTTTGGTACGTTGGTGACTGATTGTATCTGGTGTAGTGCAGCCATTATCGCACCATAATCTAAGACCTTGTGCTGCTTGAGACAACGCCCATGTTGCATCGTAACTATTATATACTAAGCCTTGGAATCTAACATAGTCACCTACTTGTGGTTCTATTGTTAAGTCAGGGAATATAATATCTATCTTTAATTTCCTGCCATTGTCGTAGTCATAAACTTTAAAGTTAAAGTCACTACTTATATCTGCACGTTTTACTGCATCATAAGTAGAGTTAACAACATCTTCGTGTGATATTATTTGATAACCGTTACCGTGTACTGCTAATACTTCTTCTGTATCAGTACGAATGAGAGCTTTGTGAGATTTAATTTCTGATCCATTACTTGCAACTAAATCTATTAGCTCTGTTTGAAAAAATGATTTTGCACTTGTAGATAATAAATCTATCTTTTTGCACTTGGCGTCTGGCAAGGGTTGGTTGTGTGTTGTGTCTAATGCCATAGTATCCTCCATGTTGGCAATTAAAATTGTAAGTAGTTTCTCAACATACTCAGGTTGGATCAGTTTATATCAGCCATGATCGGGCGTGGTTTATGGAAGCCCAGTGAAACCGGGCTTCCTATTAGTTAATTTGTAATAGTACCTTTGATTAGCTGATCTGCTAATGCTGATCTATCTTTTTGTGAAGCTAGATGTTTTAGTTTAGCTTGTGATCTAGCTTTATCTTTAGAGGGTGCGATCCAGTCTGATCCTGCGACTTCTCTATAAATTGTAAGATTTGCTTGATGCTGAAAGCGCATTTCTAGCAGAGTATTGATCGCATACTCAACAAGCTGTGCTTGTTTGTCTATGATTATGCTATCTACTGTTACGTTAGAGCCTTGATTATCTGCTTCTTGCTCTTCCGTTTGTGAGAGTTGCATGGCTCTCTCATCTGCCAACTTTTTGTTGGCTTGAGTGAGCATGTAATGGGTAGCATTACATTGAGACCAAGCGAAATTCTTTCGATCCCATTCTGACTCTATTAGTTCGGCTCGTATGCGAGCTGAACTGGTTACATCTGTGATGTAATCATTTACGATTTCAGTTTCTTGATTTTTAGTTTGATTCTTTCTCATTTCTTTATCCTTTATAAATAAATTATATTAATATAATCAACACAGAATATGCTAATTATATCTCCTCCCACACTTTTCAAAACAGGTTGTTGTCAAGCACGCGGTATGCGCCAGCTTGCTGGGACACCGACTGATGTTACGTCAGCTCGTCTGACGTTACGTCACTCAAGGTGGATGCTTGTTGAGCGGAGAAGGGTGTGTCTGCACAACTGAACGACGAGACGACAACGTACCTGTTTTTAAAAGTATATCTTTTTGATATAAAATTACTTTAGCATATTGCTGTGTTGTTATATTGTCCAAGTGTCCATACGGGTATCTTGTCTGCTTTTAAGTCGGAGCGACCGAAGGGAGTCGGAGCGTGCAGACACGTTGCCAACTCGTGTGAACGACAAGCAAGTAGATGACATGATGTAATCATGTTAGCCTTGTGCAGTCGTTGGCGTGAGGTGTTAAGGGCAACGGAGGGCGAAGCCCGCACCGCAAAGTCGCGTCTTGCGGAAGTGATCAGGATGGAAGCCTTTGGTCGAGACAATTTATTGGCTCGATTTACGACAGCCTGTTAATCACCCTATTGTGCGTTGACATAGAGTATATTAGACGTTTATTTATGGGGGGATTACAGGGGGGTAACGATAGGAGATTACATGAAGCTGACTGACAAACAGAGAGCATTGGTTGATACTATAGTAGCAACAGGATGTAGCATTACACACGGAGCTAAAGTAGCTGGGTATGCGAAGGGCGAGAGTGGTAGAGTGACTGCTAGCAAGGCGTTGAAGCTTGCCCATGTGCAACAGTATATGATGACGAGAGTGCAGGAGACTATAGGATTGAATGCTACGAAAGCGGTACAGCAGGTGGCAAAGCTAGCTACAGGAGCGAAGAGCGAGTATGTACAGCTAGAGGCAAGCAAAGATATACTAGACAGAGCAGGATATAAGCCAATAGATAGAGCGCAAGTGCAAGTAGCAGGTGATATACGGGTGCAGATAGATTTGGGTTGATATAGTGGAGGGGGGTCAAAAACTGCTTCACTGTGCTTCACTGTGGTCTACAACAAACATTTTTCTTGAAAAAGGTTCGATGTCTGTTAAAAGAAAAACACACGCAGGAGTTTGTGATGGAATATTTACCGTATGAACAACAGCCAGCAGTAACTTGGGAAGACCGCGCAGCTGAACGTATTATGCAGTTAGAAGGTTTAAACTATTCGTTTAAGGCTATTCATCAGCGTGAGGATTATAGTCTAAGACCTAGCGGCAGGGTAACTGTTTCTTATCCAGAAGAAAATGGTACATACTCAAAAGACTATGGTGATAACAGTGCTAGACCAAATGAATATAGCACAGAATTAGATGCCGAAATAAACTTAAAAAATAGACTTATTCCAGAGTATATTGAAAGAAGCAGAGAGCTATTTCCTAACTACGACAATTATTCTGAGAATCTTAGAATAGAACTGTTGCAATCTGTGTTTCGCGGTTGGACTAGTCCTAAAACACGAGGTCATATAAACAATGGTAATTTTATTTTAGCTGCTGAAGAGTTTTTAGATCATGATAATTATAGAGATGCTATTGCTCCTAATTCAAACACAAGAGGTGTAGCTTTAAGAATGGAAGCTTTGTCTACAGCATTATTAAGAGAGGCAGGTTTATAATGGGATTTCCGTTAGAGTTAGTAACAATGCTAGGCTCTACGCTCTTAGGCGGTGTTATGTCTTTGTGGGGTCAGGCATTAAAGGCAAGGATGGAAAATAATAAGATGTTACTACAGCGTGGCGAGTTCCGCGCTGGAGCGGCAAGTGCAGCTAGGGAATACGGTAGTAAAGACAAACATTTTGCCTGGACACGTAGGCTCATTGCTCTTGGTGCAGTGTTTTCTATTATTGTATTACCTAAAATAGCTGCAATATTTTACCCAGAAGTAGGTGTTATAGTTGGTTATTCAGAAATACAAGGAAATATATTTTCTTTCTTAGTAGGTTCTGATAGTGAAAAAGTTATTTGGAAAGAAGCAGCAGGGTTTGTTATTACACCCCTAGATACACACATTGTTAGTGCTATCGTTGGGTTGTATTTTGGTGCAGGATTTGCAAAATGAAAACAGAAGCGTGGACTAGAAAAGCAGGTAAAAACCCTAAAGGCGGCCTTAATGCAAAGGGTCGAGCAAGTTATAAAAAGGGTACACTTAAACCGCCAGTTAAGAGCGGTGATAACCCTAGACGCGCTTCTTTCTTAGCAAGAATGGGTAATATGAAAGGCCCAGAAAGAGATTCTAAAGGAAAGCCAACACGTTTACTTCTTAGCCTTAAAGCGTGGGGTGCATCTTCTAAAGCGGATGCAAAGAAAAAGGCTAGTATGATTAGCAAAAGGAATAAAAAGAATGCCTAATGTAAAAGGAAAGAAGTTCGCATACACACCTAAAGGTATAGCAGCTGCTAAGAAAGCAGCAATGCCAGTTAAAAAGAAACCAGCAAAGAAGAAAAAGTAATGGCTAAAGGTTTATACGCAAACATAAATGCTAGAAAAAAGAAGGGTATTAGTAGGCCAAAGTCTAAGAGTACTATTACTGACAAGGCATACAAGAATATGAAAGCTGGGTTTCCTAAAAAGAAAAAGAAATGAGTTTTATATCTACATTATCTCCACAGGAGCTAGAGGTTTTAAGAACGGTTGTTAAGACTGTAAACTTTAAACACTACCCTAAAGATTTCTGCACAAATTATGAAGCAGATAAACTTATTGATTCTCTAGCCCCTGCCACTGTAGAGAAGATAATGCGTGTGGGTGTAGATTCTGGAATTGTGAACAAGTGATTGACTTTAAATACAAGCCTGATGGAGAAACCCTAAAACAATTTATGAAAGATGATACCTTCTTTCGTGGTATACGTGGGCCAGTAGGATCTGGTAAATCTGTTGGGTGTTGTGTTGAAGTCTTTCGAAGAGCCTTGATGCAAAAGAAGAACGCACAAGGTATTAGGCGCAGCCGATGGGCTATTATTCGTAATACGAACCCACAGCTTAAAACAACAACAATAAAAACTTGGCTTGATTGGTTTCCAGAAAGCGATTGGGGTAAGTTTACTTGGTCTGTTCCATACACTCACAATATTAAAAAGGGCGATATAGAGTTAGAAGTTCTATTCTTAGCCCTTGACCGCCCTGAAGATGTCAAAAAATTGCTATCCCTCGAACTCACTGGCATCTGGATCAATGAAGCTAGAGAAATACCTAAGAGTATTATTGATGCGTGTACCATGCGCGTGGGGCGGTTCCCTTCTATGCGTGAAGGAGGCCCAAGTTGGACTGGTGTTATTGCAGATACTAATGCTCCAGAGGAAGATCATTGGTGGCCTATTATGTCAGGCGAAGTTCCGATACCAGATCATATACCAAGAGAGCAAGCAAAGATGCTTGTTAAGCCTGATAACTGGATTTTCTTTACACAACCTTCTGGAATGACTGAAAAGCTTACTAAAGAAGGCGAGATAGATTGTTACGAAATAAATAAAAAAGCAGAAAATTGTAACAATATGATGGACTCCTACTATCCTAACCTTATACAAGGTAAGACAAAGAGTTGGATTGATGTCTATGTAATGAATAGACTAGGAACAATTAAAGACGGAAAGCCTATATATCCTATGTTTGTAACAGAAACACACGTTGCTAAAGAAGAAATACCAGTCGCAGCAGGTAATCCGCTCTATATTGGGCTTGACTTTGGGCTAACACCTGCGGCAGTTCTTGGTCAAAAAGTAAGAGGTAGATGGTTTGTACAGTCAGAAATTGTTGCGTTTGATATGGGTATTGTTAGGTTTGCTGAAGTTCTTCGTGAAGAGATTGCCACTCGGTTTTCTGGGGTTTCTGAAGTTCTTATATATGGCGATCCTGCTGGTGATTTCCGCGCGCAAACCGACGAGTCCACCCCTTTTCATGTCCTTAGAGGTGCTGGTCTTAGAGCATATCCCGCTCCGTCTAATTCCGTTGACCTTAGACTTGAGTCGGTCAATTCGCAACTCAACAAAATGTCTGAAGGCAAACCTGCGTTTCTGGTAGATAGACGTTGCGCGCAGTTAATTAAAGGCTTTGAAGGTGGGTATCAGTATCGAAGGATGGAAGTATCTGGAGAAAGATACGCTGATAAACCAGATAAAAATATGTACTCACATATACACGATGCATTGCAGTATATGCTTCTTGGTGCAGGAGAAGGTAGAGCATTAATGAACAATCAAGCTGCTGCAAAACCTACAATAGCTAGAACTAGTTTTGATATTTTTGCTAAACGAAACGCTCCAAGACGTAGGCAAGGATTATGGTCGCGTATGTAATTGTGCGTTGAATTATTATTTATTCTATGCTTATCGAGCATAAACAACAAAGAGGTTTATTATGTGTTTGACTGGTGCAAAGCCTACAAATCCTGGGAGCTATGAGGAATACAGAGTAAGAGAAGCAACAGCAGGTGGTGATCCATCAAGAAGAGGTTATGATGCTGCTGTAAAAAGGTGGCAAAATTCTGATGAGTTTAAAGAGCAGCAAAAATCTAAAGCAGCAGAGTCAGAAATAGATGTAGCTGAAAAAACTGAAGCGCAAAAAACTGCTGAAGCTAAAGAAAAAGCTATGGAAGAAAAGATAGCTACAGTAACAGCTCCAGTTTCTACTATGGAACCAAAAGCACCTGCAAAAAGAAGACAAGAAGAAACTAAACTTTCTATTGAGCCTCCTAAATCAGAGTCAACAGCAGTTTCTACAGAACCATTAGTAGAAGAACCAGCAGCTGCAGAAATGGTAGCTGATACACCAGAAGGCTCATTAATTAAAAAACGAAAACAAAAACAAATGGATTTGATTTCTGGCCTTTCGAAGAAAAGAAGTAGAGCTAGAGGTAGAAGATCACTTATTACTGGTAAATCTGGTGGTGGTATTGGGTATTACAGTAGATTCTTTACATAGGATAAAACATGATAGAAGATCCGATTGCAAAAAAATACCTTGAGCAATATGAAAGAGCCAAGGTTAAGAGAGAAAATTTCGTACCACTATTTGAAGAGTGTTATGAATATGCGTTACCTCAACGAGAATCTTTTTATAATGAGACAATAGGTCAACGCAGAGACGATAAAATATTTGATGAAACTGCTGTTGTAGGCGTACAGGAGTTTGCATCAAGATTACAATCAGGTCTTGTTCCTAATTTTGCTAGGTGGGCTGATTTAACGTCTGGTTCTGAAGTTCCTAAAGCAGAGCGAGATTTTGTTAATAATGAACTAGATGAGGTAACTGAATATGTTTTTGAAGTTTTACAAAATTCTAACTTTTCCCAAGAAGTGCATGAATCTTTTATGGACTTGGTTGTTGGCACTGGTGTCTTGGTTGCGGAAGAAGGTGACGCGCTAAACCCTATTAGGTTTTCCGCAATACCACTACCCCATGTAATACTTGATACTGGACCTGATGATCGCATTGATCATGTGTTTAGAGAAAGAAAAAATATAAGATTTGACCAAATAAAAATATTATATCCCGACGCTACATTAAATGAAAAAATACAAAATATGATGAGCAGCAATACGGATTCAACAACAACAGTTCTTGAATTAATATGTCGTGATTACTCTAAGTTAAATGAAGAAGCATATCTTAGCTATGCTTTCTGTATGACTACAAAATCTATTATTTATTTTAAACAAATGTCAGGTGTAGGTTCTAATCCATTTATTTGTTTTCGTTGGGGTAAATGTGCAGGTGAAGTATATGGGCGTGGGCCATTAATGAACGCACTCTCTGCAATTAAAACAACTAACTTAACAATAGAGCTAATACTTCAAAATGCACAAATGGCTATATCTGGAATTTATCAAATGGATGATGATGGTATTGTAAATGTTGATACAATACAACTTGTTCCAGGTTCTATTATACCAAAAGCTATAGGATCAGCAGGACTACAGCCAATACAAGCAGCAGGTAGATTAGATTTTGCACAATTTAATTTAAGTGAGATGAGAAATAATATTAAAAAAGCATTATATAACGATATGTTAGGCAATCCAGATAAAACTCCTGCATCTGCTACTGAGGTTGCGGAGCGCATGGCTGATTTATCAAGAAGAATTGGCTCGGCATTTGGTAGATTACAAGCAGAGTTAGTACAACCAGTATTGCAAAGAGTTATTTATATACTAAAAAAACAAGGCAGAATAGATTTACCTACTGTTAATGGTAGAGAAGTTAAAATTAAGTCTGTTTCTCCGTTAGCGCAAGCGCAAGCTAACCAAGATATTACTTCTGTTGCTAGGTTCTTAGAGCTTATTCAAGGTAGGTTTGGCCCAGAATTAATGCAGCTTCTTATTAACCCTGAGGAAACTGCTGCTTTCCTTGCTAAAAAATTTGGTGTACCTGATACCTTGATTCGTGATGAGAATGAGCGTAAGCAATTAGTTGCAATGGCACAACAAATGGCTCAACAGCAACAAATGACGCAAGGGGAGCCGCAACAACAGGAGCAAGTAGTTGAACAGTAAAAAACAAACGAAGCAAATTAATGTTGGGATTGACGGATATCAAAGATCAAAAGAACTAGATGAGCAAATAAGTCAAAATGTAGCGCAATTATTTACATCCGATACAGGGCAAGCAGTTTTAAAATATTTAAGAACAATTACTATTGATTTAGTTCATGGTGCTAATGTAAGCACTGAAGAGTTACGTCATATAGAAGGGCAAAGATTTATTGTAGGTCTTTTAAATGCAAGAATAAACCATGCACACAAGGTAAAAACAAATGTCTGAAGAAACATCTCAAGAAACACTTATACAAGAAACACCAGCAGAAGCCGCGCCAGAAAGACCTGAGTGGCTACCAGAAAAGTTTAATGATCCTGCTGAATTAGCTAAATCATATAGCGAATTGGAATCTAAACTTGGTGCTAAACGTGATGACATTATAAAAGAACATGATGCAGAAAGATTTATTAACCGCCCAGAAACTAAAGGTGATTATGAGCTTCCTGATATTATAGATTCAGAATCAGCAACAGATAATGAACTTCTTAGCTGGTGGTCTGAACACGCTTTTAATAATGGTTTTGGTCAAGATCAGTTTAAAGAAGGTATAGAAATGTACGCCAAAGCTATTGATGCGGCAATGCCTAAGAATGATTTAGCAGCAGAGCAAGAAAAGCTAGGAGATAATGCTAACACAAGAATAGAAGCTGTTAGTATGTTTGCCAATAAATACTTTCCAGATGAATTAAGCGGTGCTGTAGAAAGATTAGGCGAAACAGCAGAGGGCATTATGCTTATTGAACATATTATGTCACAAAATAAAGACACTCAAATTTCTGCTGAATCTTCTCCTGTCGCTACATTTGGAGAAGCAGACCTTCAAGCTATGATGCAAGATGAAAGATACTGGAACGCAACAAGACGAGATCCTCATTTTGTTAAACAAGTAGATGATGGTTTCAAAAAGTTATATGGATAAAGTTCTTATAAGTCATGGGAACTTACAAATGGTTCCCATGCAAAAACGCCATGTAATTCCTATGTACAGCACAATGAGTACAGAAAATTTATTTGAAGCTGAAGCTGTATATAAAGTTGATTTAATGAAAACTCTTATTGAATACTCAGAAACACCTGATGTTTTTGCTATAGAGAATAGTAAAGAACCTTTAGCTATTGTAGGTATAACAGGTATTACACACCAAAAAGCTATAATGTGGACAGTATTTTCTGAAAAAATGAAAGATAATTGGTTTTCCTTTGTTAAAGCATCTCCTAAATTAATTGATTACTTACACACCCACTATCATGAAATTATTGTAGACACTTGGGAGGGTAACCATAAGATGCTTCAATGGTTAAATTGGTTAGGTTTTGATCTTACAGAAATGTATTGTAATGAGCATGGTTTTAATATGGCTCATTTTGTGCGTTGCAATCAACGTAGAAAGAATGTTTACGCTTTTCCATCAAGACCCGTAATTCATTGAGCAGCCCGTAAGGATACCTGCATTGATATGACAGAGCGGACACTCAAGATACTTTAAATGCAACTTAAATAAGGAACTGATAAAATGGCTAATACAATAGATACAGCCTTTATTAAGCAGTTTGAATCTGATGTGCATCTAGCGTATCAACGTATGGGTTCAAAGCTGCGGAATACTGTTCGTACTTCTAATGTTACTGGAAGTGTGGTCAGGTTCCAAAAGATTGGTAGTGCCGAAGCGACAACAAAATCACGCAACGGTAATGTTACACCAATGGAACTAGCTCACACCACAGTCGAAGCTACAATGGCAGACTATTATGCTGCTGAGTACATCGACAAGTTGGATGAGTTAAAAGTCAACATTAACGAGCGTCAAGCTGTAGCACAATCTGCTGCTGCCGCACTGGGTCGTAAGACTGATGCCATTCTGTACGCAGCAATGGATGCAGGTGCAAGCTCAACTCAAATACATGATACTGGTTCTGCTCTCGCAAAAGCTGATCTTATATCATTGTTTGAAACTTTAGGTACAAATGATGTTCCTGAAGATGGTCAGAGATATTTAGCAATGCACCCTAAAGGCTTTGCTGACTTATTCTTAATTGAAGAGTTTGCTTCTTCTGATTACGTTGGCGATAAAAACCTTCCGTTTGCAGGTGGCATGACAATGAAAGAATTTTTAGGAATGAAAGTTTTCTCAACGTCTGCGGTTACTGCTGGTAAAAACATTGCTTACCATCAATCTGCAATTGGACTCGGTATAAACTCTGATGTTTCTACTGAGGTCAACTATGTGCCTGAGAAAGTTTCTCACCTTGCAACTTCAATGATGTCCATGGGCGCAGTCGTAATTAACGACGCTGGCGTTTATGAAGTCCTTGACAATAACTCATAGAGAGGAGTTTAATTATGGCTTTTAGCGCAAGTGGACTAACTCGCATTGGTGGTGCATCAAATGCAAACTTGTGGTTCTACACAAGTGCGGATGCGATTGCTACCGTAAACACAGCAGGTTACTTTAACGACGCAGCAAATATGCTTGCTGTTCGTGACTTGATGATTGTTTGCGATACAAACACGCCAACAACTCACTTAGTTAATGTTCTTTCGAATACTGGCTCTGTAGTAGATGTTTCAGACGGCACTGCTGTCGTTGAAACAGATGGCGATTAATAAAGGAGTGGGGGGTTAATAACCCCCCATTTATATATATGGCAGTAATAAGCACTTCAGCAGATTCCCCTGTAGATGTATCTAGCAGGGCTTTAATATTGATAGGCGCAGAGCCTATTACTTCGTTTGATGACGGAAACAATGAAGCACTCGTTGCTTCTAATATGTATGAAGACGTTGCTAGAGCTTCACTTGTAAATACTAGGTGGAGATTTGCAACAAACCAAGCTGTGTTAAATAAACTATCTGATGCACCTACTGGCAGATATGATTCAGCTTATCAAATACCAAGTGACTCACTTATGGTCCATTCGGTAACAGTAAACGATTATCCAATATTGTACCAATCGTATGGCAATAAAATATTTTGCGATGCAGATTCTAGCGATGAATTAATACTAGACTATACGTTTAGAGTTGATGAAGAGTTTTGGCCTTCTTATTTTGTGTTAGCTGTAGAGTATGCTTTAGCTAGTGTGTTTGCAGTAGCTTTAGCAAGAGATGCAACTTTATCGCAACTTATGGAAGAAAAAGGTTTAATGGCTATGGCAAAAGCAAGAGGTTTAGACTCACAGCAACAAACAAATCGTACTCTAAATACATCGAGGTTTATAACTCAAAGGCGTAGTTGATGCAAAAAGTACGAGTACCTATTACTAATTTCCAATTTGGAGAAGTAAGCCCTTCCCTATATTCAAGAACTGATTCTGATGTTTACACAGCTTCGGCTCAAAGAATAGAAAATTTATTTCTTAGAGCAGAAGGCGGTGTAATTAAAAGACCGGGCTTAGAGAATATTTATGAATATGACATTACTGTAGAAAGAACTACATTTACTATTACTGTATCTGACTATGCTAATATAGCAGCAGGAACACAAATTAAGTTTTATGACGCAGATGGTAATTTATTTACTTTACAATCAGAGACAGCAGGAAGTAGCTCGCCTTCTTCTGCATCTGGAAATATACATTTTTTTAGACCTAACACTTCAAATAATGTAACAGCAGATAATATTTTTACAGCAATTAATGCTATAGATGGATTTACAGTAGCTAATCCTGGAGCTGCTGTTGTCACAGTAACAAGGGATAAACCTAATGGCGGTACTTATTTAGCCACAGAAAGCACAGACGCGACAAGATTAACTGTAACAAACTTTTCGGGTGGCTCTAAAGTACAATCAAGATTATTACCTTTTATATTTTCTGATGATGAACGATATATAATATCTTTAGAAAATGCTAAGGTAAGATGTTTTCAAATAAGCCCAACAACTGGAGCAGTGTCCTTAGTTGCTACAATAACGGCTGATACTGATAGTGCTGCTTTACCATTTTCTGATACTTACTTGCATGAGTATACTTTTGCTCAAGCAGGGGATGTTATGTTTATTTGCCATCCACTGTTTATGCCAAGACAACTTGTTAGAACAAGCCTTACAACATTCCAAATAGAAGTGTTTGCATTTGATGTTAAGTCAGATTCAAAGTTAATTTACCAACCTTATTTTTCTTTTCAATCTTTAGGTGTTACACTTAATCCTTCTGCAACAAGTGGTAGTGGTGCTACATTAAC